GACGCGTTCCACAACGTCCACTACCTACTGGCGGCCGGCATGATCGAACCAGTGGCACCCGAACCCGAACCCCAAGCCGATGCCACCACTAAGCGCCCGCAAGGTGCTAGAACTAAGAGCAAGAAACCGAAGACCAAGGAGTAAGACATGGCCACCACGACCTACCTCGCGAACCCCGTCGTAACGATCGGCGCAGCGTCACCCGGTACCGATATCACCGACCAGTGCAAGTCCGCGGTCCTTACGCAACTTGTCGAAGCCTTGGAAAGCACCGCGTTCGGTTCGAACGGCCGCCGCTACACCGCCGGCTTGCAGAACCACACCTGCGTTCTCACGTTCCTGATGTCGTACCAGTCGAGCGAGACTTACGCGCTATTGCAACCACTGGTCGGCACGCAGTGTTACGTCTCAGTGACCCCCGCAACTGGCACCCTTAGCGCCACGAACCCGATGTTCGAACTGGCCGAGACTTACTTGGAAAGCCTCGACATCGTGAACGCCAACCTCGGTGAACTTTCGGAAGTGCAAATCACCCTGCAGGGTGGGGCGCTTACGATCGACACCACCCCGTAAGCCACTAGAAAACGAAAGGCAGCACCATGCGGCTAACACTTACCGTCAGCACCACCGACCGGCGAACCTACGACGTGCAAACGTCGCTGGCAGTGATCGTGGATTGGGAGCGCAAATATCAGCGACGCGCCGGCGATCTCGCGGCCGGGTTCCACATCGAAGACCTGGCGTACCTGGCGTATGCTTGCGAAAAACGCGCCGGCGATACCACCGTCGACTTCGATACGTGGCTGACGTACGTGGAAACCATCGAAGTGAAGGACACGCAAGAAAGCCACCCTACGGTCGCGGCGCCTACCGACGGCAACTAGCCGAACTGTTAGTCGCCGCCTCATGGTGGCCCCCTGGCGTAGACTTCGACACCAGAGACTTGGCAACAGTTCAGAAAGTCCTGGAAGAAAGGAACCGCCGGCGATGACCGTATCCGCAAAGGTGGAAGTTGTCGGCCTAAAAGAAGCGCTGCGTGAACTGCAACAGATAGACCCGAAACTACGGCGCGAAGTGTCGAAAGACTTCCGCAAGGTAGTGGACCCGGTGATAAAGACAGCGAAAGCCAAGGTGCCGCAGGCGCCGCCAATCTCGGGTTGGGGCCGTAACTGGAAAACGAAAAGCGGGCACCAAATGACCCCGTGGGTAGGTAGTCGCGGCGATGACTTCATAAAGGCGAAAGTGTCGGGCAAGAAACCGCGAGAGTGGGCCGGACGTATCACGAACCTGGCGGTGTTCAGTGTTACGTGGTCCGGGGCAGTGAACACACTGTACGACCTTGCGGGGCGGCGCGGTAACGGCGACACTGAACGCGGCGCGCGAATGATACGCGCCATAGAAGCACGGCACGGCAAGGCGTCACGGGTGCTATGGCCCGCCTATGAGATGAACCGCGACGAAGTGGAACGCCAGACTGGCGAAATCGTCGAGGGTGTGATGCGGGCAGTGAACCGCAACCTGGTGAAAGGCTAAGCCGTGGCCGTAGTCATTCCGATCATTACGCAGTACGCCGGCAAGGGCGTAGAACGCGCGCTGAAAGAGTTCCAGTCGTTAGGAAGCGCAAGCGAAAAAGCCGCATTCGTAATGAAGAAAGCGTTGGTGCCCGGGGCGATCGCCGCAACCGGCGCAGTTGTCGGTCTTGGCGCGACACTATTCAAAGCGGCGCAAGCGGCCGCCGAAGCGCAACGCGAAGACAAACTATTAGGCGACCAACTACGCCGAACCACCGGCGCCACCGACGACGCGATCGCCGCCACGTTGCAGTTCGTGGACGCCTTAGAGATGGAAACCACGGTCAGCGGCGGCGACCTTTCGCAAGCCCTGGCAACCCTTACCCGCGCTACCGGCAACGTCACCACCGCCCAGGAACAGTTACGGCTGGCGACCGATATCAGCGTCGGCGCGAACCTCGACTTGCAGGCCGTAAGCCTGGCACTGGCCAAGGCATACACCGGCAACATGGGCGCACTTACAAAACTAGGCGTGCCCCTGGACGAAAACATCGTCAAGACCAAGGACTTCGGCGCGGCCACCGCTGCACTTTCTAAACAGTTCAGCGGTGCAGCCGCAGGCGCCGCCGACACATTCCAGGGCCAGTTGGCCCGGTTGAAGATCGGCTTCGACAAGATGGTCGAAGCACTCGGCGAAATCGTTCTGCCATATCTGGAACGGTTCGTGGCCGCCGTCAATAAACACGTGGTGCCGGCCTTGCGCATATTCATCGACCAACTACGCGGCGGCGAAGGTGTCACCGGCGCGTTCGAAATCGCCATCGCCAGCATGGGCGACTTCGCCCCGGTTGCCATTCGGGCGATGCGCGCCGCCACCGAAGGCGTGCTGGAGTTCGTCCGCACCATAGCCCTGGCCTACGCCGGCATTCAGACACTTATCGGCGCAGCGCAAGCCCTCGCAACGCGCGGCAAAGCCGGCCTTCCAGCATTCGCCGCAGCCCTGGCCGCAGCCGGTGGCGCCGTTATCACCGACCAACTGAAAGCCAAGACCCTGAACTACTTCGACGACCTGGAAAGCCGCCTCGGTGACCTTTCCGCCAGGGCGAACGCAGCGAAACAGCAGGTCGGTGGAACCGCCGATCGGTTGGACCGCCTCAGCGCCGCGATCATTGCAGCGAACGCAGCAGCCAGCGGCGACGACGATACGACCGGCGCCAGCGGCGGCGGCGGGGGTGGCCTGAATAAGTTGGCGGAACGCGCCAAGAAACTGCAGGAACGGTTGGAAGCCGCAGCCAAGGCCCTACGCGACGATATGGCCACGGCGTTACAGGACGCCGAACAGCAACTAGCCGACGCCCAGCAAGCATTCGACGACTTCGCCGACTCAGTTTCTTCGGTCATAAAGGACTACGCCGACTTCGGCGACGCCGCCAAGAACGCCGGCGACGACTTCGGCAAAGGGTTCTTTGACGAACTGGAAGAACAAGCGCAAGGCGCCGAAAAGTTCGGGGCACTTGTCGAGCAACTATTGGCGAAAGGTATCAGCCAGGAAGCCTTGCAGAAAGTGTTGGCCGAAGGCGTAGAAAGCGGCACCGCAATAGCCACGGCCCTATTGGAAAGCGCCGACGGGGTACTACGCGCCAACCAACTGGTCGAACGTACGCAAGAAATCGCCGAAAAGATCGGCCAGGCAGCAGCCGCCAAGTTCTACGACGCAGGCGTACAGAACGGCCAGGCGTACCTGAAAGGCGTCACCGAAGCCATAGCGGAAGCCGAGCGACGTATCGCCGGCGCCAAGCGCCCGGCGGACATAAAAGGCGCCTCCGCAGCGTTCAGCGACACCATGAGCCGCCTAGCCGGCCCCACTGCACCAGTGCAGAACGTGACCATAAACAGCCAAAGCCTTGACCCGGCGCAAGCCGGTGAACTGATCGTGGACGCGCTACGCGAATACAACCAGCGGTCCGGGTACATCGGCCTCAACATCTTCGCGGTGTAACCGTGGCAACCCCCGTCGTACAGTCCGGCGATTACCTCATCGAACTGGATACCGGGTTCCAGGTGGACGCTTTCACCCTGGACGACACCTTGCGCGGCCTACTCGACAACACCACGTACGTGCTCGACGGCACGACACAGTTCGCCGATATCACCCCCTACTGTCGGCGCGTGAACTATCGGCGCGGCCGCCGAAAAGACACCGACCAGTTCGGCCCTGGAACCATGGCCGTGGTGTTGGACGACACCTTGGCCGGTGGCATTCTTTCGCCGTACGACACCAGCAGCCCCTACTACGACCCGGCCAACGATCAGCCGGGGTTGGCGCCGTTGCGGATCATTCGCCTAAGCCGCGAAGGCGAGTACTTATTCGTGGGCGTAGTAGTGAACTACGACTACCAGTTCGAACTAGGCGGCAGCAACCTGGTGAACATTCTCGCCGCGGACGGGTTCTACAAACTGGCACAGTGCTACCTGGACGAATGGAACGTCACCCCGGAAACTTCCGGCGAACGCCTCGAGACATTATTGGACCTACCCGAAGTGTCGCTCTTTCCAGGCGCGGAACGCAACATCGCGACCGGCACCGTAAACCTAGGGCACGCCTCAGCGTTCACCGTGCAGCAAGGCACCAACGCCTTACAGTATGCGCAACAGATCAACGACACCGCAGAGTTCGGCCGCCTATTCATGGATCGGACCGGGGTATTCACATTCCAGGAACGTGTGGGCGTCACCTTGTCGGCGCCCGCCATTCAGTTCGACGACCAGGGCGCCAACACCCCCTATAACGACCTCGAGATAGAGTTCGACGCCTCGCACGTCGTGAACCGGGCGACCGTCACCAGCCTGGAAAACGTAACTGGAACCGACGACGACCCGGCAAGCCAAACCACCTACTTCATACAAACCCGCGCTGTATCTTCCAGTCTGTTGCACCAACAGGGCGAACTGGACAGCGCCGCCGCCTACCTACTGGTGCCCGACCCCGAGCCGCGGTTCACCAGCGTGGCCACGAACTTCGCCCTTCTCACGTCGCTGCAACGCGACGCCGCCGCCACCGTAGATATCGGCGACACCATACAGATCGAAAAGACCGTCCTCGGGTTCGGTGCCCTAACCGAAGAACTGGCCGTGGAAGGCATCGACGCGGTGATCGACTTCGCGCAAGGTCATACGGTCCGCTTCTACACATCGCCCACCACCGTGGTGTTCGCCCTTATTCTGGACGACCTTGTCTATGGAACCCTCGACGGTTCCAACGCATTAGGCTAAACATATGGCCACCCCGACGACACTGCCCGCCGCATTCACATCGGGCCAAGTATTGACTGCCGCGCAAATGAACGACTTGCGCGGCGCGTTCCGCATTCTGCAAGTAATAAGCACAACTAAGACCGACACATTCAGCACCACGAGCACAAGTTACGTCGACGTGACGGGCCTATCGGTAAGCATTACGCCAACGAGCGCAAGCAATAAAGTTCTGGTTGCCTTTAGCGTGAACGGCGCAGGCCTCTACGGTCAGACACAAGCACCAGTACAACTGGTGCGAGATAGTACCGCTATCGCCATCGGTGATACTGCCGGTTCTCGCATTCGTGCAACCCTAAGTCTGAACGCCATGCCCGAAGTGAACGCTATTAGTAATGGTTCAATGAACTACTTAGATGCTCCAGCAACCACTAGCGCAACTACCTACAAACTTCAGATGCGCAGTTTCGGCGGACAAACGGTCGTCGTGAATCGCAGCGAAAGCGACACCGATGCCAGTAGTCGAATGAGAGTTGTTAGCACTATCACCGTCTTTGAGGTATCAGCATGACCGACTACGCAGCAGTTCTGACCGCGAACTATCCAGGCGCACAGTGGACCCTTGACGGCGACAACTACGAAGGCCTCGTGTGGCTAAGCGATACACCGAAACCGACACAGGCAGAACTAGACGCACAGTGGCCGCAAGTTGATTACGACAACCAGTGCACAGCGGTAGAGAATGCGCGCCGAACCGCATACGAAACACAAAGCGACGGACTGTTCTTCGAATGGCAACGCGGCGACGGAACCGAAGCCGCGTGGCGTGAAGCGGTAGCAGCAGTAAAAGCCGCACACCCTTACCCGCCGCCACTAAACTGATCTAACGCAGCACCCTTATTACTTGGCGGCAAGAGAGTGAGCCCACGATGAACGGAAGCACCGCGCAAGGCGTAGACCAGACACTAAAGGGCGGCATTCTCGGCTTGTTCACTTACGCTTGCGGCTACTATGACGTAGACCCCGGGTTTGTGGCCGCAGCGATGCCCGTACTGGCCGGCGTTCTGGCCTACCTTTCCAGCAAGTTCGGCGACCCGCACCGCGCATCGTTCGTACCAACCAAAGAAAAACACGACGCCAAATAATGCCCGCCCCGTACGTCGTACCGTCGTACCCGATCGCAACCGGCAAGTTGCCAGGCACCGAAGAATGGGCGAGGCAAGCCGCCAACTATTCGCAAGGCGCGCTGTGGAATAACGGCACGTGGGTGCAGCGCGATATCCGCGGCAAGCCCGGCCAAGTGTCGAACCATGCCCGCGGGGTAGCCCTCGACTTGTCGTACCGTTACTATCCGGGGCAAGGCAAGGGCGCTACGGACGGCCGGGCGAAGTCGCTCGCGTTCATGCGGACCGCCCTGGCCAACTGGCAGGCGTTAGGCATCGCCCTGGCAATCGACTATTGGCCGCAACCGTTCGGCCGATCGTGGAAGTGTGACCGCGAAAAGTGGCGAAAAGCCACCGCACCGACGTTCAGCGGCGCCCCCTCGGGCGACTGGTGGCACATCGAGATCACCTTAGAACTGGCCACGGACGCCAAGGCGGTCCGCCAAGCGTTCCGGCAGGTATTCACCACCGCATAACAGGCGCCCGCTACTGTCGGGGTACAACTACAAGGAAGGCAGCAACCTTATGGCCGAAGAAACCCCCGACCCCGTCGTAATCTTCTACGAAGTATTCACCGGCACCATGCCCGACGGGCAGCGCGTCATGGTGCAAATCTTTCGCAAGAAAGGCGAGGACCGATCCATGCTCGCACAGTTGGCGTTCCGTTCAGATAACTGGGCTACCTGGGGGCCACCCGTACGCCTCGACGACATGCACACCCTTACCGAAACACCAGTGGCATGAACGCCGGCATAGTTAGCACGTTCGCGGTCCTACTGTCGGCCCTGACCGGCCTTTCGTTCATTATCGCCCCGTTGCCGGACCTGGACCCGATACCCCCGGCAGTGTACGAAAGCACCGAAACAGCCCGAACCACCCCCGTGGCGCCCCGAACCAGCGCTCCACAGCCCCGTACAGCGCCCGAAACCACCCCACCCGCGGTAACCCTACCCCCCACTTGCGAAGGGTTCGTATCGCTCGCCTGGACGCTCGGGTGGCCTGAGAAAGAACTGGACACCCTGGCGCGCATTATGCGGCGCGAAAGCGCGTGCCGACCCGACGTGATCGGCGACCGGGCCCTCGGCGGGTCCTACGGCCTGATGCAGATACACATACCGACGTGGTGCCTACGCTCGACCTACTGGCCGGAAGGTTGGCTGGCGGTGCACGGTTCGGTCGGCCCGGACGATTGCGAAGCCCTACTCGACCCGGCGACGAACCTGGCGGCGGCGCTACTCATTCACCAAACCGGCGGTTGGCCGCAGTGGAGTACCTGGCCATGAACCCCCGCTGGTACGACTACGAAGCGCTGGTGCGTGACCTCGCGGACCTGGCCGACAATAGCCCCGACCACCATTCGGCGGGCTTGGCGTGCCGGGCGCTTGCCTACCTTACGCACCAGCGTGCCGTGATCGAAGAACTACGCAGCACCGTGGCAACCCTGGAACAGTGGGCAGGTGTTCGTACTTGACCTACCGCACGTATGAGGAGCAGCACATACGGAAAGGGCGCCTCGTTCCACTGATGCCGCACGAAGTAACCCGGCTACGTGAACACGCCGAACAAGTACGCCGTAACGCGCAGCAGATCGGCGCGAAACACCGGCACGCCTGGAAACCGACCAGCGAGGAAGAACAGCGCCGCCAACTTGTCGGTTGGCTAGGCGAACTAGCACTGGCGAAACACCTCGGGGTGCCGTACGGGTTCGCAACCGATTACGACAAGACACGCCACGACGTTGCAGGCGTGGAAGTTCGAAGCACCGAACACTTCAACGGCCACCTGATTACGTACCCGGACGACAAGGCCGCCCCGTTCGTCCTCGCCCTGGTGCACCGCATAAGTTTCTACAAGTTCGACGTCGTACTCGCCGGGTGGATCGACTTGGCCGACGCCAACACCCCCGAACACTGGCGCACCGATATGCGCGCCCCCGGCTACTTCACACCGCAAGCCGCACTCCACCCCCTTGCTACACTTCCGAACACCAAACAAAAGAGAGGCAGCAACCTATGGCTTGGCAACTGAATGACTACGTGGACGTTCCGCACCGCCTGAAAATGTTGGCGGAAAAG